AGTGTCTGTAGTCTCTTCTGAAAGGTCAACTTTACGAACAACTCCATAAGCAGTGTCTAAAATTTCTTTTATGGTAAAAGGGTCAAGGTCTGCTTCAAGCAGTATCTTTTCTGCTTCTTGTCTGTTTGAAGTTCTATTTTTTATTTGTTCTGCGGCAGTTTCAATACGTTCTTCTTGAAGCAGAGGATCATCTGGGTCGTAGTATTTACCAGCAGTTGCTATAGAACTTAGCATATTAACAGGGCCAGCAAACCCGCCTATAGAATCTCCTGCTGTTGCAGTAGATCCTCCTGAAAAAACGTCTCCAATAGTAGTTACACCGCTAGTGTCTACATCATAAATAGGATTACCTGCTGCGTCTACTCCTGTAGTTACAGTTTCTTCGCCAAACAAAGGAACATCTGCAAAAATATTGCCTAATGCTTCTTTAGCTCCTCCCAAAACCTGAGCAATCATAACAGCCTTGCCTACTTCAGCAAGAGTTCTTACGCCAGTAGAAAAGTCACTTTCATTTATTTCGTATGTTCTTAGCTCACCAAAGCTAAAGGGGTCATATAGGTACTGTCCTGTACCGTCTGAAAAAAGAGGATTGACACCGTACTGCCCCATAAGTTGTTGTACTTCAGGGTCTTTGGTGTATACGTCATAAAGTGCTTGTTCGTAGTTTGCACCTGTAGTCGCTTGTACTTGAGGTACTTTGTCAAGCAGCAGTGTTCTTATTGCGTTTTGAAAGTCACCAAGGTTTTCTTGAGAAGCGTTGGTAAATCTGTTTAGCTTACCTTGAAAGTCGCCTTGGTCTTGAGGGAGTTCAGGCAACTCCCCTGTAACTGAAGACAAGTAGTCTTCTGCACTTACAATGTTTGATAATGCTGTAGGTGCGCCTCCCATACCTGCGGCTTCAGATCCAAAGGTATCAGCAAAAGGATCTAACCCTGAAGTTGTTTCTGCTTCTCTAAGACCTAAATCGTAGTAAGAAGCTACTTCGTCAGGATCATCTGTAGTTGCCCCTAATGCTAAAATGTTTCTGTATGCATCAGTAATAGAGCCTAGCTGTCCTGCTGTGTACAGAGGATTAGAAGCTAGTGGAGGAGTATATTTTTCTTCTTCCTTCTGTTCTTGTTCAGCAGAAGCCACGCCGCCCATGAAGCCGGGAGGTAACTCAAACTCTGAGGCAAAAGGATTACCAAAGAAGAAACTTTCTGCCCTCATTTGCCACCCCAGCTAGACAAGGTTTTGATACCAAAGCTGGCAGCTATAGCACCACCAAGGAATGCTTTGTAGTAATCTGGCATTGTGGACAATACAGTAAACCCCTGCTCAACGTATGGAACCATTGTAGGTATAAACGCACCTATCAATGGCAAACTTAGGATAATAGCAAACCACTCATCCTTCCAAGAAGACTGAGAGGCAGCAGCTTGTTGAGTTTCCCAATCAGCGTCCGCATCAATACGTCGCATCTTGGAGTCATGGACAGCTTGCTTTTCAGCAGCTTTGTTTTTAAGGAAAGTACCTGCTAACCCAGTTATAGGCCCAATCAAAGATTGCCACATATACTCACCTTAAAAAGAAAGCTAGGGGCCACCTAAGCAGCCCCATGCTTAACCTACTATTAGCTAGCAGGAACTACCAGAGTCAGACCAGACGCTGGACGAAGTACAGCTACTCCGTACAAAGTGTCTGAAGTGAACAAGTTAGAGAGGAACTCTTGCTTGTACTGAGTCTGTGAACGTACACCCATTTGCTCTGCCATAACGATAGCATCACTATGCATCAACAAGCAGCCCAAAGAGTCTACTGTGCTATTAGAGTTAGCACTAGCGGTTTCAACAACAGGACAGTTAGTGCTGACAAAAACATCAATACCGTACAGTTGACCAATCTGGCCGTTTGTAACTTGACCGTTGTTTACGAAGTCAGAACTAACATAGCGATCAATACCCATAATGGTGTTGCGAACAACAGGTGGGATAATGAAGCTACGTCCGTCCATAGGAACGTCAGCATCGTCTAGCTTCTGAATGATACCACGGAATGCTGCATCAGTAAATACGTCAGCAGAAACTACGGTGTCAACAGCGTAGGCAGAAAGACCATTAGAAGCGTCTACAAAGAAAGTACCTCCGTTGTTTGCGTAGGTCGTAGATGTTGTACCAGACGCACCCAAGCCAGTAGCCAACGAGTGGAGGTCGGTGTCAACTTGCTTAGCCAGCGCATAACCAGCATCTTCAGTATAGAACTGACGCAAAGAAGACAAGGCTTGTACATCCGTAATATCCTCAATCAAGCGTGAGTATTCAAAGTGCTTGTTGATGGATACTTGCACTTCGCTTTCCGTAGCGTTCTGCACCGTTACAGCAGTATTCTCTGCTTTAGCGTGTGCATCGCCACGTACAGGCTTAGGTACATGGATCGTATCACCTTTCTTGCCAGCCATTGACATCTTCTTGACAAGGTTTGCCAAGACAAGGTTTTTCTGGTAAGCGGCGATAATTTCGTCACTCCAGATTTCCGGGATGAAGGTTGCTGCGCTAGTATTGTCAACAAACCCTCCAGTTGCGGGATATGTAGAATCAGTCATTTAATATCTCCTCAGATATACTATTTGACCCTCTTTTCAGCATACGCTCTCATTATTTCATCTTGGAGAGCAGTATACCTATGAGGATCGTCTTTCATAAGTTTAATAATGTCTGCGCGTCTATAGATTTTCTTAGGGCTTGATTCAGAACTACCACTGGCACTACCTGTACTAGCTGTACGTACTGCTTGTTTGCGGCTTTGCTTTTCAGCGTTAGCAGCTTGACCAATCATTTGTTGACGTTCTTTCCAAAGATTGAAAAGTTCATCAGCAGATTCGTAGTCGTACTGTTTATCCGCTGCTACAAACAGCTTTGTCCTAATCTTAGAGGCTTGAATCCACTCTGCAAATTTAGTATCCTTTAGGATAGTTTCCATGTCAGGGTGATTGGTCTTGAGTGCAGATAATGCAGTTTGCATCCTGTACTGTTGACTAACTGTTTCAGCTTCCTTAATTTTAGGATGGTTCTGAATAGCTTGTGCTACTGCCTTATCAGGATCAGTAAAGAAGTCTATTTCTTCGACTTTTTCTTGTTGTTGTTGGGGTTCTGTTGTGAGTTGTGTTTGGATGTAGTTGTCAACAACCTTACGTAGCTCACCTACCTCAGAACTTTGTCGCCCCAATAGCTTCTCAGCTTCTTGGTGCATTTGTACAAGTTCCTGTGCAGACTTGCCTTGGTATTTGTCAGGAATCTCAGGTTCACTAGGAGTTACCTGTTCTTCCACCTCCAGTTGCTCTTGTTGTTCCGCAAACACGTCTTCAGTAGACGCTTGCGTATCCTCACGCTCAATTATTTTAGCCATTATTAAACTCCGTACCTTAGTATTATGGAGAGATTAAAAAAGAGTTCTAGCTACGAACTTTGCTTTTTTTCGTATTGGATGTGACTCTGCCTAGCCTTTGCCCAACGCTTAGTAGCGTCAGGGAAGTCTCCGCTTATTGGGTCAAGAGAAGACCTGATAGGAGAGATAACCCTCTTAGCACTGTACCCGCACTTTTCGCACCTAATTGTGCGTTTATCTTCAGATACTAGTGCCTCAAATACATGCCCATCTAAACACTTAAAATCATACAGCTTGAACATTGTCTTCTAAGTCAAGTTCTTCCTGTTGTGATTCCTTAGCGTCGTTTTCAGCATTGTTAATTTGAGTTTCTAAGTTAAACAGAGTAGCAAGTATTGCAAGTTGTCCTTTACGGAAATGCAAGTTGTCGTTATCTGTTGTTTGTTCAACTGAGTTTATTTGCGCTACGTTTTGGTTTAGATCAGAAAGAAGTTGTTTCCAACCTTCTGAACGAAACATCTCAAAGTAATTAGCAAAGTAAACTTCTAGTTCCTTAGTCATCTTATGTATTCCCTTAATTAGTTTAAGATACAGTTTAGATTATATCATACTTTTGACAAAAAGTCAAGTGTTTTTTTAATACATTTTTCTACCAGTGGTTTTACGCATTGGTTTCTTCTTGGCAGCTTTCTTTTTCTTTTTTTTCATTGTGCCAGTTTTTCCATAACTCATACCATACCCCGGCATATTAGTCTTCCTCTTTTTTTGGTGGTGGATCTCTAAGTAACAGTTTAGTACCTACATCAGCCACAGGAACTACTCTAGGTTCACAGTACGCATCAAAATGTCTATTTTTTGGCATTACAATAGCGTGTTGACCAATATCCTGATGCACTAAGGCTACTTTGTACTCAAGGCAGGAAGTCAACTCTCTAAATGCTAGCTCCATTGTTGGAACATTCTTTTCCAGAATTACCAACATAAAGATTAGCATAGTTTCCATTATAGCCTTCTTTTTTGTTTAACAACTTGTGTTTTTATAGCCGTAGGAGCTTGTAGTTCCCATGTTAGCAGCAGTAGTTTTGTGTCCCATGCTGTTCCAAGGACTCTTGGCGCTTGGTTCCGCACGTACACTGTCGCTCCGTATCCGCACTTTTGGTGGTTGTATTGCAGCCACATTTTCGCGACTCTATGCCGCTTTGCGGGTGGGTTGACGTACTGCAACATTCTGTATTCTCGCATGTCGCAGAATAAGTTTGGTTGCTCTGGGTCATAGCCTATTTCGCCAAGAGTGCTTGAACCAGTGCGGCTATCTGTTCGTTTGTTTTCTCTTGAATTTTCTCCTGTCGCTCCAAGCTGGAGACTATGGCTTCCACTTTGGCGCTCGTTACTGCCTGTGCTTGGCCGTTGGCTTGAGCCTTTTTTGCAGTCTCCTCCGCTATCTGAGAAATCCTATCACGATCTTCTGCTGCATGTGCAGTGTTGGCTTGTAGTACGCCCCAAGCAACTGCTAGGCTTACAGCGGCAGCAGCTATGGGTAATGCCCACTGTGGGACTTTAATGGAGTTTTCAGACATTGGTTTTCCTTATTATACTGCCCGTAATGAAGCGGACTTTTTGTTTACTATTTTATTACTGGCTTCCAAAACAAAATTAGAATGATTTTTAATCATCCGCAGCACTTCCATCTGAATATCTAGGTCGTGTGCTTCAATCAAAGAACCTCCAAGGTAGGAGATTGTTTCTGCGTTTAACCTTACAATGCTTGTTTCAGGGTTTTCAATCACAGGCACAAGTTCAGCATCTATCATGGTTAGTCCTTATTTTTTTCGTGACTTAGCTCCTACACACTTCCAACGCTTTCTTGATAAATTGTTTGGAGTGTTAGGTTCATTTTGTTTTTTCTTAGGCAGTCTTTTTTTAATGCCTAAACTTCTAGCGCAGTAACTGTCCCCTTTGCTAGTTCCCGGCTTAACTCTAGGGCCACCGCCTTTTGCTGATCCAGCTTGCCCATAAGATACTCTTTTGCCGCTAGAGGTTACTTTTACCTTTGCTTTTCCTTTCCTTGGTTTTGCCATCAAGCAGCCTCTTGTTGTTTAGTCTTGCGCGTCTGCGCTGGCCTTTTCGCTTCATCCTTAGATTCTAGTTCCTTAATCTTGTTTTCAAGTTCTTCAAACTTGGCGTTGATTTGGTCTAATGCGCTTTGAAACTGTACTGAAGTTACTACCATGTTACTGTCCTTGTCCTGCTGGGGGTTTGTTTTGCTGTACAAGTTTGAGATCAATCTCTTTCTCTTTCAGCATGGTTTGTGCCATCTTCAGCCTACGTTCAAATTCCTTGTCATCCTCAGAACCTGACTGTAAGTTGGTTGTGATAGCCTTGATCCTATCAATCTCTAGCTCCTGTGGTGCTAACTGAGTCTCTACGGCCATCTTCTGCGCCCTAGCTTGTGATTCAGTAGCTTGTCCATTCAACGCTGCTGTCTGTGACTGCTGAAACTGTAATTGTGCCTGTTGTGCAGCCTGTGCCAACTGTTGTTGCTCTGGAGTAGGTTGTGATTGCTGTGCTGCTTCCTGTAGTCTAGCAGTCAGTTCTTCACGGTTTGACAAGTTCATGTTGTCAATAATGGACTCTATCAGAGTGTTGTACAGAGGTGAGTCCTGTGACATTGTTTGCAGTAACTGTACAAGTTGTGTTACTTCGTACTCACGCGCTATAATGCCTAGTGTGGACGTAGCGTCAAACTTGTAGTCGGCTACAGGGTAGTTATCAGGGTCAAACTGCATGTAACGGTACGCAGCTTTCTTTACAAACGGTATGAGGAAACAGTCTTGAAAGTTTATTAGTGTGCGTTTGTGACGCTTAATAATAGCACCAAGAGACATGCTAATTCCAGCAGCGGTAGCTTCTCCATTGATACTTCCCGGAATGCCAGCAGAGTCAATCGCCCCTGTAGACATCTGTACCATTCTTTGTAACGCATTTGCTTGCTCAAAAGTTATTTGGCTTACTTGACCAAAGTTAAAAGGTTGTAGAACTTGCCGTGGATCACCGTTAGTTAGAATAATCTTGCCGGGGCGTACCTCTGGCCTAGACCCTCTAGGAAGCCGTGTAGCGTCCATAGCAAGCATTGGGTGGACAGTAAGGGATAGTGCATCAATACGTGCGCGTAGCTCTGTATCAAGCGCCTTTTGGCTGTTATAGCCTTTTTCACAAACACCTCTACCCCAGAACCTTCCCGGCACAACATCCCAAGGGAATGCTACGATAGGTCGGTCACTCATCATGTAGGGGCTTTCTTCAGCCTTTAGGAGTACACCTCCGTTGGCAATGACAATAATTGCTTCCACGTAAAAACTTTCAGTTGTTTCGTCATCGTCCTCAACAAGTGTTTCTATCTCAGCTATGTCCTCATCATCAGCCAACATAAGTTCTTTTTCAGACTTAGT